ATATAAATGCTGAAACAAATAATGCTTTAAGGTTTTTTATTAGTTCTGCTTATGCTTTTAATGGTGCAGGAAAAATTAGATTATTTGGGTATAAAGAATTATGAGTGCTTTGAGATTTATAAAAGAAGAAATTGTAACCACTGCTGTTTCAAAAGTTACATTAAATGATGTTTTTACAGATGACTTTGATTTTTATAAAATAACTTTAGCTGATTGTTCAACAAGTGGTACTACACAAACAAGTATTGAATTTACTTTAAATAATGCTAGTGGAAGTGAATTAGCAACAACTTCTGATTATGACTTAGGATATTTAAGATTAAATGCACATTCAGGGTTTACAGAACATAAAAGTAATGCAACAAATAATTTATTTATTGGTATTACTGACCAAGCACCAGAAATTACAGGTGCAGAATTATGGGTAATAAATCCAACAGATAGTTCCACTTATACTTTTTTTACTCATCATTCATCTGGTAGGTGGGGTGGTGGAACAAATAATTATAGAGGTTTTGGAGTTGCAACAAATACTGTAAAATGTACAGGATTTAATATTAAAGAAGTAAATACAAGACCATTTACAACAGTAATTAGAGTTTATGGAATGGCTAAGGGATAATGGCTATTGGAAAAATATCTTTAGTAGAAACACAAACTGTAACAAGTGCAGTAGCAACAGTTGAATTTACTTCAAAAATAACTACTGATGATGTTTATATGCTTACTTTTAGTAATGTAGTACCAGCAACAGATACACAAGTTTTATTTTGGAGATTAAAAAATTCTAGTGGAGATGTTACATCTAGTAATTATGACTATGCTATGAAAGTATTTAGGTCATCATCAGCTTTTTCAAATTTTAACAATGTTAATCAAAGTGCATTTAGAGATTTTACAGTAGGTACAGGAACTCAAGAAAGTGAAAATGGAATTTTATATTTGTATAATTTTAATAACAGTTCTGAATTTAGTTTTTATACACATAATACAGTAGTTGTTGATGACCAACAAGAAAGTTCTGGAATGGTTGGAAGTGGTTTTTTAACTGTATCTGAAAGCCATACAGGTATTACTTTCTTTTTTGGTAGTGGAAATATAGCAAGTGGAACATTCACTTTATATAAGGTAGTTTGATATGAGTAAAAGTAATAAATATGGATATGTAGGAGTAGATATACCAGAACAAAGTTTTGGATCTAACAAAGGTATATTTGATCCTTCTGAAATAAATGAATTAGTAGCAGATAATAAATGGACACAGTATGGACAATTAGAATTAATTGAAACCCAAACTTATTCAACTTCAGTAGCAAATATTGATTTTAATTCTATACAAGAAAGTGAATATAATGTCCATTTACTTGTAGGAAATTTTTCATTTGGTACTTCTGATTTAGTTGGTGTTAGATTTTATGAAAGTGGAGTAAAAGAAACTGCAAGTGTTTATCATGTTGCAAGACAATTTAATAGGGGTGACGGAACAAATGGTGAGGCAAGAAGTACAGGATCAGCAGATATATTTATAGGCGAGGGGACTACCAATCAACAAAATATGTATGTTTACATTTATAATGCAGGGGATAGTTCAAAATATACTTTTACAACTCAACACGCAACAGTTTGGGATAGTGCAAATTCAAGAGTTTTTACAACTTACGGAAGTGGTGCATTACCACAAGCAAGCACAGTGGACGGTATAAATATATTTGGTAGAACTTCTGGAAATAATTTTGATGATTTTGATGTTAGTTTATATGGAATAAGAGAGTATAAATAATGGCTACTAGTTTAGAATTTATAAAAAATGTAAATGGAAGTAGTAATGTAACAAGTTTTGATGTTACTGATGTATTTACTGCTAGATATGATGTTTATAAAGTTGTTACAACACTTACAACTGATACTGCATTTCAAGAAGTTCCTATGAGATTACTAGATACTTCTGGAACTAATGTTGGTGGCAGTGATTATGACAATGCTTTTATGGCACTAAGGTCATCTACAACTGATGCAGAAGGTAGAGTAACAGGAGATACAGAAATAATTAGACCAATGAGAACAGGTAGTGGTAGTGCAAGTGCAGGAAATAATGTTATATATTTTTATAATCCTTTTGATAGTTCTAAATTTACTTTTTTACAATATCAACAAGCTGGTTATAGTTCAACAACACCACAATTAGGTGGACATAAAGGTATTTCAGTACATAAAGTTGCTGAAAGTATTGGTGGATTTAGATATTTTATTTCATCTGGAAATATAACAAGTCATAGTGTATCAGTATATGGAGTGAAATAATGGCAGGTAGCTTAATAAAAATAGATGAAGAAATAGTTTCATCAGCAGTAGCAAGTGTAAATTTAACAGGTATTGATAGCACTTATGATGTTTATATGGTTACTTATAGTAATTTTACAACAGACACAGATAGTTCTTTTGTAAGAATGAGGTTTACAGTTTCAGGAGTAGCAGATGATAGTTCTAATTATGACATTGCTAATGAAAGGTTTCAAGCAGATAGTGGGTTTTCAAATCAAGGTGCAACTAATCAAGGTCAAGTTACTTTAAATAGTATAGGTACAGGAACACAAGAAGTATCAAATGCTACAATTTATTTATTTAATTTTAATAATTCATCTGAATACAGTTTTTGTACTTTTGAAACTTTAGCTAGAAATACAGACGGCAATCTTAGAGGTAGGCAAGGTGGTGCAGTTTTAACTGAAGCACAAACAACTGACGGAGTAAATTTTTTTCAAACTTCAGGTAATATTACTGCAGGTCAATTCACATTATATGGTTTAAAGAAGTAAGTATAAAAAATATATAGTAAGATAGGAGTTATTATGGCTACAAAAGAAGAACTACAAGCGCAAGCGGATCAAGAAATAGAAGACGCTAAACCGCTTTTTAAACAGGTTAATAATGTCAGAGAAGAGTTCTCAACTGCTGATTATGATCAGGCTAAAACTGATCTAGGGAATGCTAAATGGGAAGAACAACAGTTCGGATACATTCAAGCAAGACAACAAGAATATAAGTCTATCCCTGATCAGCTAGATCAACTTTGGAAAGCAGTTGACGCAGGACTATTCGGCGATGACGCTAAGACTGCTGAATGGTACACAGATATTCAAACTGTTAAAACTGATAATCCAAAACCTGCATAGTGAAACTACAACTGATCAGGACACAATTCGGCGACGACGCTACTAACGGTATATTATTTGTTGACGGCGTTTTCGAGTGTTATACCTTAGAAGATCAGTATCAAGATCAGAAAGTTTATGGGGAAACTTGTATCCCTGAAGGAACTTACCCTATTGAATATCGTAACGAAGGTGGATTTTTTAATCGTTATGTAAAAAGATTTCCTACGATCCATAAGGGACGCGGTATGTTAGAAATAAAAGATATACCGAATTTTAAGTGGGTGCTTTTTCATCTTGGGAATACCGATGAAAATTCTGCGGGCTGTGTGCTTGTTGGATCAACTCAACAGGATCTAGATGTTTCTAAAGACGGCTTTATCGGAAATAGCAAGCTAGCATATACTAATTTCTATCCGAAAGTCGCTTGGGCTTTAGATCGCGGGGAAAAAGTAACTTTAGAGATCACAAAAATTAATCTAGGATCAACAGTAGATAACGCTAGTCCGCCTGATATGATCCACCCAAATAATATCAAAGACGATATATCAGAGATTAAAGGTATGATCAAGATCCTAACTGCTAAACTAGAAGGCAAGAACATAACCTAGAAAGGTTACACAGCATGGGTATTAACTGCCCTAAATGTAATATAAAGCTAATTTATGTTAAAGGTGTTTTTAAATGCCTAAATAAGAACTGCGCCCATTACAATAAAAAGCAATTTGGAAAGGTAGAAGAAGAATAATGGCTAAAAAAGATTGGAAAGCATATTGGAAGTTTATGATCGTAAAGGCTTTACGAACAGGCTTACAATCTGCAATAGGTGTATATTTGTCAGCGCAGACAGGAATTATCGACGCGGATCTATTACAAGTGTTAATGGTGTCCTTCGCTACTTCAACATTGACAGTCCTTCAGCACGCGTTAGAGCAGTATAAGCCTGCACAAACTTTCGACGCATAATTCTTTAAACAGAATTTGAGTGATCTATCGGTTTAATACACTTGTTAGATTACTTCTTGTCGTTTTTTTAGTATTTCCTGTACCCGTTTTACTTGCGGAAGAAGTAACAACAACAGAGAATTTTAATAATCATCAGATTAATCAGGATATAGAGTTCCTTTATGGATCTTCTGATACATCTGTAAGCGCGATCAATAGTGGATCCTGCACGGAAACAAGTACATCAGGTACGATCAATATAGAAGATCTTGACTGTTTTGGATCAGAATACTTCGGATCTGATCGCTATCAACTAGGAATTAGATCTAGTACAGATGATCTTACGATCGCTTTTCCTAGTTCTGATCAAGTACAAATAACTGAAGTAGGCTTTGATTATTTAGCTAGAGAAACTACAGGATCAGGAACAGTTTATTATGATAACGGTACTTCAGCTACTTTTAGCATGGATAGTAATCAAGAAAATGATAGTTACGTCAAAAAGTCAGTTACTTTAACTGCACAAGATACTTACATAACAGAGATCGTTATAGACGGTGCTAACGATACTAACGGGGATTGGTATCTTATAGATAATGTTTACTATACTTATGATAATGGGACGACTACTACAACTACTACAAGTACATCTAGTACGACAACAACTTCTACCACCACAACAACGACTACTTTACCGCCTGAAACTACGACTACGACTACTACAACGACGACTTTACCACCTACCACGACGACTACATCTACTACGACTACGACTTCGACTACTACGACAACGACTACAACTACTATACCGCCGACTACTACAACGACTTTAGATCCTGAAACAATAGAAATAAATAAAAACCATTCTGAAACAGGTATTTATGAAACAGATCGAGAAAGATCAGCACGAGAAAAAAGAGAATATGAAGAAAAATTAGCTGAAGAAAAGCGTATAGCTGAAGAAGAAAGGATCAAAGAAGAAGAAAGGATCAAAGAAGAAGAAAGAATAGCTGAAGAAAAGCGTATAGCTGAAGAAGAAAGAATAGCTAGAGAAGAAAAAATAGCTGAAGAAAAAGCAATTCAAGAAGAAAAAGATCTTAATTATTTAGAAACAGGAATATATGAAACTGATCTAGAAAGATCAGAAAGAGAAGAAAAAGAATATCAAGAATATTTATTAGAACTAGAAAGAATAGAAAAAGAAGAAGAAGATAAGATCGCTAAAGAATTAGAAGAAAATATAGATCTTGAAAAGTTAGATCTATCTAAAGAAGATCAACAAGTTTTAATAGATACAATTCAAGAAATAGAAGATCAGGATTTAGATCAGTTTATATTAGAAGAAGAAGTCTTTGAAATTGAAGAAATTGTAATAGATCCTAAAGACTTTGTTAAAGAAGAAGATCTAATAAAAGAAGATCCTGTAGTAGAGATCGAAGAAGAAATAATAGAAATAATTGAAGAAGATCCTATAGATCTAGAAATAATAGAAGAGTCAATTGAAGAAAAGACAGAAGAAGAAATAACAGAGATTGTAAAAGAAGTAGAAGAAAATATAAAAGTAATTGAGATCACAGAAGAAACTACAGAAGAAGAGATCGTAGAGCAGGTAAAAGAATTACCTAAAGAAAAAAAAGTAGAAGTAGTTAAAGAAGTTACTAAGGTTGGTGTACAAAACTTAGATAAAGCAACTGAAGAAACTAAGCAAGTTGTAAAAGCTGTCGTCCAAGAGATCACAAAAGTAGAAACAGTTGAACAATTAGACGAAGAAGAAAAAGAAGTAGTAGGGGAATTGTTAGGGTTTGAAGAAGATACGGCTGTAGAAGATGTAGAGATCATAGCTGTACAAGCACAAAAGGAAGAGAACATAGCTAAAGCAGTAGAACAGTTTGTAGATCGAGCGACTGAAAATGCTGACGTCAAAGACTATACGTTAGCGGACAGCGTAACAGAAATACAGGTAGAAGAGTTTATCGCCGATCCTTTAGGTGCTATTATTGATGTTGATTTAACAGAAATAAATATTACTGAAATCGGTAAAGATATGACGGAAGATCAGAAGAGTAAAGCTAGGGAGACCACCCTGCCCGTGATCATAGCTAGTCAGATCATCAGTACGAGCGCATTACCATTCAGAAGATTGGGATTATGATAATTAAGTTTTTAAAGTGGCTTGGATCTTGGATCAAAAAAATTACTAGAGAATTAGTTGTGCAGACTTTTACAATTCTTGGATTTTTTATGGCGTGGTTTTCTATGACAGGATCTAGCCGTCAAATTTTAGGGTTAGCTATATTAGGATCTATTGTCCTATGGCTACTAACAATAAATTTTAGAAAGTAGGTTTTATGGAAAATTTTTTCATGGGTGTAGTATCTATTTATTTTATTTTTAAGATCGTGCTATTTATGATCTTTAAAATTGATAAACTAGAAAGAAATATAACAAATATAAGAGAATGGGATTGGATAGATAAAGATGACATCTTGTAGCAGTTTTATTAATGAAAACGGTACGCGTGTTAATTTATGCGATTGTAAATATGGGAGTTTTGATCATTAATGGTGCAATCAAGTGAGCCTTATAGTAGGTTAAAAAATCATAGTAGTAATCTGATTATCGATATATCGGAAGATAATCGAAATAGTACGAGTGTTGATATGCAAGGTAATAAATTACGAGCAATATTAATGCCTTCGGCTATGACTGCAAGTAAATTTAAAATACAATTTAGTATGGATAATTCTACTTTTTACGATATAGCTGATGAAAACGGAAATACAAAAGAGGTAGATTTTACTGCAAATTCATTGGTATTTACAAACAATTTTGATTTTTTAAGCATGGGCTATATTCGTGTTAAATCTGACGGAACTGAAACAGCCGATAGACAATTTACCTGTATATTTGGATAAATTATGACTGATAACGGATACACACAAAAAGAAATGATCAATAAGGTTATGAAAGATATAGAAAAGCTATTTGAAAAATTAGATCAGATCCAAAAGGATCTAGCTACACGTCCAACAAGATCAGAGATCTACGGTTGGATCATAGCGGGTATATCTATTGCAACTTTGATTACTGTCTTAATGTAGAAATTAACAAATAATCCTTTACATATAATTTAATCTATGGTTAAATTAAGTATAAGGAAAGGAAACGAAATGAAACTTTATACACTAAGAAATAACAAAGGGGTAGCACACTCTTACCATAATAATAAAAGGGACGCTATCGCAGAACTTAAAGTCTTCTTAATGTTAGAAGGATCTAAGAAAGGTCGTAAAAGAAATACAGTTATCTTTAACGACGGTACTGTTTGGGCTATAGAAGAAAGCGTAGCAAGATAATGAAAGCTAAATCATTCGACGGATATACTTACTGCACTAAGTGTAAAGTAAGAAAATTAAGTCAATGGACTTTGATAGATAATTCACATTATGTCTTCTGTCAGAATTGCGGTAAAAGTGCGCGTCGCTAAAACAAAGTTTCACGGGGATTATGATAATCAGCGTAATCGCTATAGAAAGTTTCACATCTTAGATCAAGATCTTTCATATTGCGGAAAGTATCTAGATCCAAAAGATCTTAAAGACGGATCAGTAATATTTTCTAAAAGATTTAACAAAAATGGAAAATGGAAGAAGGATCATGTCTGCGGATCTTGTCTTAGATCATATATTAAAGTTGGTTTCAACGATCTTGAAATAATATCTTAGGTAAATACTAGGAAGATTGCACCTTTATATTAATATTAGATTAACAAAAGAAGGGCTACGATGTCTAAATCATTTAATGAATTTGTCAAAGATAATCCCGACAGCTTAGTACATCAATCAAACACTAAATACTATTTAAAAAGCGAAAAGGCTTTTAAAGAGTGGAATAGTGCTTTAGAACATTACGATAAAGGATACAGGCGACAGGCGATCATAGATTGGTTAACTGCTGAAGACGGTTGCGGGTGGACTTTATCAAGAAATTCAATAGAAAGGTACTTTACTGCTTATGACAAAGAAAAAAAACGCAAAGAAATCGATTGATCAGTTTCAAGCTGAACACGTCGAGAAATTAGAAAGAGAAAACAAAGAATTAAAAGCAACTAACAGAAGAGTATTAAAGTCCTTAGAGAACGCCAAACACAAGAAACAAGATCTAGTTAATGCTGTTTATCAAGCTGTTAAAGATAATCTAAGTCTAATTGAAATCCCTAAAGTAAAAGTTCCGCCTAGAGATCGTAGAAAAGGTAAAGAAGAAGTAGCCATAGCGTTATTATCTGACATTCAGTTAGCCAAAGTAACGCCCGATTACAATACTGAAATAGCTGAAGAAAGAGTTTTAAGGTACGCAGATAAGATCATCAACATCGCTAGGATCAAAAGAAAATCATTTCCTGTAAAGAAAATAGCTGTATTAGTGTTAGGCGATATAGTTGAAGGCGAATTGATCTTCGCAGGACAAGAACACTTGATCGATAGTTCTTTATATAGACAAGTTACAATCGACGCACCTAGAATACTGATCGGCTTTCTAGATAAATTATTAGCAGAGTTCGAAGAAGTTGACTGTCATTTAGTGATCGGTAATCATGGTGCTTTAGGTGGTAAATCTAGAAGATCCTATAACCCTGAAACTAACGCAGATCGTATGCTTTATAAGATCCTAGAGCTTGCTTATAAGGATCAGAAAAGAATTAGCTTTAATAGTCCTGACGGGGAAGGCGAAAGAAATTGGTACACGGTTGCAGATCTTGGGGAAAAACTACGCTTTTTCTTATTTCATGGGGATCAGATCAGGGGTTTCGGTGGGATCGCTTGGTATGGATATAATAAAAAGATCTTAGGTTGGAAGGCTTTAGCGTCTAACGGACTTATGGAAGACTTTGATTATGCTGTCTGCGGTCATTATCATACCCCGACAACGATGTATATAAACGATACTAGGGTTTGGGTTAATGGATCTACAGAGAGTTATAACACTTTCGCACAAGAACAATTAGCAAGCATGGGACGTCCATGTCAGTTCTTATTATTCGGGAAAGACGGATCAGGCGTAACTTCAGAATATTTAATAAATTTAGAAGATTAAATAATCTTAGATTATAATAATTGTATGGCTGAAACAGTAATCGCCTTAGAGAATGACGGGATCAAAACTAAGATCATCTTTAACGATGATCAGGGTAATTGGATCAGTAAAGATTTACCGATCGGAATTACTAGGATTAAAGATCTAGATCATAAAGCTAGCAAGTAGATCAATTTGATTGAAGTACTTGTCTTAGCTTGTGCGTTAGCGTCCCCAATAACACCCGACGACTTAGAATATTATTGGGATTGTAAGGATCATAATAAAATGATCTATCACATGGAAGATCACATAGATATATTTTCGATCT